CCGCCCATAACCGCTCATAAAATACGCCACACACGTATACCCAAATAGGGTGTTTCGACTACTGTTTTTACTCTAATCTCCCAACCTATATCCTCTATACATATCTTCTTAACCTGTTGCATAGCTTCTACTGTGTTAATACACGGCACGAATATAGAGCTACCTACTACCATAGCGCCCCAATCCACAACGATACGTAGCCCATCAGGGTTTATATCGTGCAGTTTGAGTACGGTGTCAGTCATCTCTACCTAAGACTTTATACCCTCCAACGCGAGTCAACTCGTATCTGTACGATATGTTGTACACCGTAGATGGTTTTAATCCAGTCTGCCGCGCTATCTCGGCCTTTGACATGTCTCTCTCCTGCGCGTTTAACACCAACATAATTTCTTCTGGTGTTAGCTTACGGCGAAATTTACCGTGTTCCTCACGAGGTATTGGTGTGATGTTTGGCTCATTTCCATACGCACGTTTGCCTCGCTCTTTACCTATCTCTAATGCTTTATTCTGAGCATGTATTGCCGCTAAAAAATTCTTACTCATACTTTTTCACTTCCATCCTCTGTACCTTCACCGTCGTACAGGTTGTCCTCAGTTACGGGTTCATCAGCAAACAAGTTACAGTTAACTACTATAACGCTACTGGGCGGCAGGTTTAGGTGCGTACCTTTACCTAACCGTATCTTGGTACGTTTCGCGCCCAACTTACTTACCAAGTCTTCTACAAACGAAGAGTAGTTTATCTGCTGTGCCCCACACCACGCCTTCAATGGTTTAGGTATAAGGTAAGCTTTCTTCAAATCAGTCTCGTAGCGTGCAACTAGCTTACCCCGTGGCAGTGCATCGGGTATGACCAAAGAGTCTAGCCCGTTACCAGATTGCTTACGTAAGTCATCCGTACTTTTAATCATAAGGATGTTGTTAAAGTTTTCGTGTACATAATCATTAAGAGTCTGTTCAACAGATACGCCCATATCACTCACCGATTTTAAATTAGTTTTAAGTAGTTTTATTACCCAAGCAAATAGCTTAGGTATGTCGTAGTCAATAAGCTCTAGCTGTTTCGCTATTACTGCCCCTGCCATAGTAGTAGCGGCACCGGCTGACCAAAACCTGTTCTCAGGAGTAAGCCCTGCCTCCCTATCAATATGCACTTGCATCTCACTGACTATCTTCTGCGCGTCCTGTAGGTTTTGCATTACCCACTGTATGTAAATAACACCCGCGTGCCCGTAGTTACTTTCTAGCTTCTTCTCAAACTTGTCAGTCATCGCCTTCTGCCCACTCTCTGTGAACACCTGCTTGGCCCTAACTTCCATTATCCTCTGGGCTTCAGCTTTCGGCATGGCTTTATACAACGATATTTTCTCAATTGCACTCATGTTGCCAGTAGTAACCGCTAACAACTTCCACGGCACCCCGCGCTCACGTTCTATATTAGACCCGCTAGTCATGCGCCCACGCTGTTGCCCACCTGAAAGTTGGTACGCTAGGCTACTCATTTCTTCTTTAGGGGTATTGGTTAGCTCGTCTATGTAGAAAGGTAGGTTATGTAACACCTCACCACGGTTCATCTTCATGGCAGTTGTGTCATTGTCATCTAACATCAAAGCCTTAAAGTGACCCCATACCGAAGCTCCTACCTTCATAGCCGCCGTTTTACCTGCACCGCCAGCCTTGTCATGTAAGTGCAAGGTAGAACAGTTTTGCGGTAGGAATTGCATAAGCGGCGAACCGAATGCAGTACACACTACGTACTGGTGCATCTCTAACCCCTTCTTAGTGGTATAGAAATTAGCCATGTTCATCCACTCTTCTAAAGTACCTTTAGGTTTAAAGTACGACATTATTGCAGCGGTTGGTGAGGTTGGTGGGTTATGAGTAATCTTGTCTGCTCGTATCTCTCTAGCCCCTACAACGAATGCTTTGCACTCATCGTCAACCCAACCAAACTGCCGGTGCGCTGTATCTGCTGTAGAAGATGCCTGTAATTCGTTTACCCATGTAGTCATATATTGCATCAAGTCGTCCATTCGGGTTACAGCAACGCCTTGCATTGCCATTTGCTTACGGAACTCGTCCTTAGATGTAACCGCTGTTAGCGGCATTGTGAATTCGCGCACCTCATCTCGTGGTAGGTGCAGTTTTGCTACGACTGATTCGCCTTCTTCTTTATCCAGTAGTCGGCGCGTAATGTATATATCATTATGATAGATGACCTTCTCATCTACTTCCCCGTCTATACTTACGCTCCTAACGTATACACCACCTGTAGCGCCCCGGAAATACGGGCGTGGGTACACAGGTATAACGTGTTCTGTGGGAATATCTTCAAGGTCACCCTCCGCCATTTCTATGTCTTCGATACTCGTGTCTTCAGCATATTTACCGTCTTCACCTACTTCAGCTTCAGCGAATTCACGACCCAGAGCTATAGGAGATTTGATCTTGCCCCAGTTAGGGCAGTCGGTACAAATGTTTGGTTCGTTCTCATCGAATGTCGTGCAGCGGTACGGGCCTTTGATTAGATCCATCTTCTTTAGCGTTAGCTCTGGCGTGTACTCGGCGTGCTTCTCAGAGATCTTATGCGCCGCCCTGTCTACGTCTTCGCAGAACTTAGCTACAGATAGCCCTGCTCTCCACATAGGCTCTGTAGCTTCAGCTTGACCATTTAGGATTCGGGTTAGCTGTTCACATCCTTTACCGCTCTTACCGCTACCAAGTATTTTTTCAAAGTTGTACTTGTTGTTACGCATAAGTGCGTCAGTAAAGCCGCTTGTCCCATCCCCACTTGTACGTTTCTTGGGAACTGGTATCGCGTCCATACCCAGCTTACTAGCGAAGTAATCAAAGTTTACTTTTTCGGGCCTACCCCCTATAAGCTTTACAGGTGCGGGTACATCTGGCTTGTAATTGCTAGTACCTATAACACGTAATACTCTCGCAGAATCAGCGGGTACAGACGTATCTATTTCAAAGTTATGTTCTTTACATAACGACTTAAACCGTTCAGCTACCGGCTTCCATTGGTCTACTACTACGGGTTCTGATAAGACCCAGTACACATGTATACCGCGCCCTGAATCCACAATAAGCGGGTCTGGTAGATCTAGCGCGGTGCAAAAAGATTGTAGCTCTTGTAACGCTATCTTCTTTGTAGGAAATCTATGTTCGTTATCTTTCTTCTTAGGCCCACAGTCTAAGTCTAAGAAAAACGACTTAACCTGCTTAACATCTTCACCCTTACGAGTACCTGCTTTGTTAAAGGTGCTTACAGCAAAATATACATCTAACCCTTCACTGTCGTAATGGTTAGCCGCCTCTGTCATGTCCTCCATAGAGTTAAAATATACTTGCCGGTGGTTACCCTGCGCTAAACTACTAAGGAAGAGGACATACGCCCCTTCAGTGGGCAGCACCCACTGTAAAAATTCTCTTGTATCCATAATTACACCCAATGCCGAGAGACACTATGGCAGGGACGTCGGCGCATCCTTTTCGGTAAAACCTAGCCATAGTGGAGTTGCTGTTAAGGGTTAGTCATCCCAACCTTCAATAACAGAACTCAGATCACCGATGTCTTCCTTGGGTGCAGGAGTAGACTTTTTAACGACCTTCTTGGGTTCCTCTACTACAGAGGTATCTGGCTCGTCACCAAATATATCATCAGAGTCATCTTCTATAAGATCAACGCTGGTGCTGGTGGTAGTGTCAGCAAATGGGCTTCCACCCCCTACCTCAAACCCACCTTCAACAACGCCGAATGGGGAAGATGCAGCCATAGGCTCATACTTTGTTACCTGTACACCGTTGATACGTAAGCTAACACCATTGTCTCTCATGTTATAAGGCACAAAAGTAACCGCTATATTTACGGTACTGCCGGTGGTTAGTTTAAAGTCAGCGTCTAACTCATTGTTCTTAGCGTCAAACTGCTGGGGCTTGCGAGTCTTATCAGTACCGTATGCACCCTTTAACTTGCACTTACCAACATACATACCATCGTCACTCTTCTTAAAAGGTAGCGGAAACTTATCAGGCCAACTCTTATCTTTCTTAAAGTCATAGAACGCCTTCATCAGTTTAAACAACTCTTTAGCTTTAGCTTCGGGCATCTTAAACGACATTTCGTATGCTGCACCATCCTCCAATGGTTCACAGGGCATACTGCGGTTTGCTGCGTTATCAAACTTATAAGTCCGGTCAATACGTGGGTACATCGCGGTCACATCTTCTATTACATAAAAACTTACTGGATCAGCCATTGTTGGTCTCCTTAACTTAGGCTATTTATATCGAACCCTTCGGACTCAGTAAACGGTGAGCCAACCTTTGCGTTGTACGCATCTACAGTAAAAGCTATAGCCTCTAACGTGTCTTGGTGGTCTACCATAAACCGAACTTCCTCAAGCTCATTCTCTTCTAGTGAACGTTGCGGGTAGAAGAACATCTTTGGTACAGGGCTTCCCGTGTCAAAATTTATTCTTGTTACTACCGCTATAGAAGGCGTACCGTGTCCACTTAAAAACTTTGCGTACGCCTGCAAAGGCATGGTGCCTCTACCCTTTTCCTTACCAAAAATAGATGAGGCAGGAACCTGTAATTGATAAACAGTGTCTAGTGCTTGCTCTTCAACAACCGCTAACCGTTGGTGAAACTTACAAGCCCTACCTCCCCCACTACCTGAACCCCTTATGTTATGGGTGCAGTCCATGCAACGTACACTTTGCCGTTGCTCATCAGGTACTTCCGGTGCAGAAGTCTGGGTGTTCGTTGACCAGCATGTAGGTAGTCGTTTAGCTTTAGGGTCGTAATCATCTTTGTAATACGAGCGAGATACTTCCGCTGCATTAACTATAATCACATCTGCTACTGTGCTATCTCTTTGCTGCTCTAACCCAGAAAACTTACTGCCTTGTATACTGACTCGGCGCATTACACATCTGCATCAGGGTCGAAAACGGCATCACCCACGGCAATGGCGGTTTCTTGCTGGGACTGCGTACCACTCTTATAAGACATAAGAGCTTTAGACACATCTGATAGAGAAAACCGTTGGGTCTTTCCTACTTTAACGTATATACCTTCTGGTATTACCCCATCCCTTACCCATTTACGGGCCGTGGATACTGACACATTAAAGTGCTGTGCGACATCTTCTATGCCAACTAACTGCTCCATTACTTACCCTTCCTTATAGTTAACGTAAATTCTGCATCTGTGTTCAACCCCTTCGGAAGAAGGTCTGGGTGCTCTTCTAAGAACTCCTTTACGTTCTTCTGGTTGAGGCGCTTGTCCAAGAACTCTGGTACTTTATGCTCAAGAATAAACTCGTGCATACTTTCCCAATCGCTAGTCCAATACTTCTGCTTAATCGTACGGTAAAACGTACCAGCATCCGTCTTGACACTTTTGATGTCGTTCTCTTTCAAGTAGCGCAGTAACGTGCTCTTGATTTTATCTTGCTGACTTACTAACTTCTTATCAGCTTCGTTGTACTCAACAGATAGTACGTCCCGCCTTGTCTTGATCTTGAGGTAAACCTCAGTAATCTTTGCTAGGGATATTCCTTCTGTCTCCATCGCATCAGCCATGTCCTT